AGGTTGGGCAAAGCAATTATTCAGGTTCACAAACAAATCATCGATAAGAGCGATGTCGGTTGGTAAAGCAGTGCGTGGTGCTCACCCTGATATTGTAGTGTTGGACGATATATTGTCTAGTGAAGCACAGACTCAATTGAAGGCTGTTGCTCAATGGTTCTACACGGCATTGCTCCCTGTATTGCACCACACCGCACAATTGTGTATAGTAGGCACACCGTTTTCATTTACCGACCTATATGCTGAATTGAAAGGACTTAGTGGCTACAGTGTAAAAGAATATCCAGCAATAAATGAAAAAACCGGAGACCCTCTATGGCCTGAAAGGTGGTCGTTGGATGCACTTAACTCAAGGCGTAATGAAATGACATCCATTGCATTTACCCGAGAATATCTTTGTCAACCGCTTTCGAGTGAAGAGAGTTTGTTCCCTGAAGAGATGATTGCCAATGCGAAAGATGATTCTATTGCATTGACATATTACCCTGACCCGGATGAAAGTCTAAACTATTACATTGGGTGGGACCCTGCTATAAGTCCCGATAGAAAAGCAGACTATACCTGTATGATAGTCATAGGGATGGATGAGAACCGTCACAAGAAAATAGTGCATGTCCATCATGAGAAAGGTATGGACTTCAGCAGTCAAATAGACAAAATCATTGAATTGAATGTGCGCTTTAGCCCTGTAATTATAGAATTAGAAACTAATAACTTTGCTTTAGCATTCAAGCAGGTCTTAAATGAAGTATCAGATTTACCAGTAAAGCCTTTCAGTATGTCGAGGATGAAGAAAGAAGCATTAATTCACACACTGCAATTGCACTTTGAGCAAGGGCATTTGAAGATACCATACATGGATGAGGGGGCCACAAGGAGGCACATGAACACACTAATCACTGAATTATCGACATTTACCATGCTTGAAAATGGCCGAATGGAGAGTTTAGGCTCTCACGACGATATGGTTATCAGTTTGGCATTGGCTGTTCAAGCCACAAAAGAATACAGGGATAACATTGTAATACTTGATTCTGAAGCGTGGAGTAAAAGGTTGGGGTGGGCTAATGTCTGATTTCATAGAAGCGGTTGTGGGTGTAGAGTCATTATATGACGCATTGAAGAAACTTGACCCTAATTACCAACATGACCCTTATGCAGCAGGAAAGAACCTTGCAAATTCTTTAGTGAACACAGCAAAACAGCGTTTATCGCAAATGAATCAAAAACAACAAGAAGCAGAACAAGAAGTGGCTGAGGCTGAGGAAAAGCAAAAAGAAACCAAGCCTAAAACGCCTGAAGCCCCAAAAACTACAAGTGCTGGTAGTCCAAGAGATGACTCGGGTATAAGGGGGATGAAAAGTGATGAAAGCACGGCCACCCCCGCTGAGTCGGATGGTTCCGAGGTTAGCGCATCCCCTCAAGAAAAACTCCCAATGACCAAATCTTGGTTTATTGATAACTTTGGAATGACAAGCACAGAAATGATCGAGATTCTAACAAAAGCCGAGGAATTTGGTGCTATTGACAGCATTCAGCCTTTGATTCATATGGAGAGAAAGGCGATACTAAAACAATTTGAAGGTGTTGATTCTTCATTAACTAATTCTTTGCCACTGACCGACCTTGATTATGATTTGATAAATCAAAACCCTGAACGATATAGGATTCATCTACTACAATTAGTAAAAGCGTGGACCTCATCTGATTCTGAGGATAATAAAATACGGGCGGAATCAATTTGGCGAACCCGTATAAATAAGACACAAAGCCTATCCCCAAGAGAGGCAAGCATGTTATCAAAATGTGCCGATGTTATGTATGAAAGAGGCCCAATGAATGTGGGTACATTGAAATCATATGGCATTAGTGCGCCGTCAAAAGAAATATCAAAACTCATTAAGTCACACGGTTTTCTTTACAATATCGTGAAAGCGGGGCAAGGTAAAAGAGCAGATGAAAGAAGTTTGTTCTATGATGTAGACAGGCCAACAGTATTGATAAAAAATACAGGCAGGCTAATTTCTTCTTTATTGGACAGTGGCGGCGAATTAGGCTTAGACCCGAGAGGAGTCCCACGAATCGTATTGCCGTTTGATAGTGTTAACGCACCTGATTATGCCGATGCTATTAAGGCTGAGATGGATGTCAGCAATGTCAGGGCTGAGGGTTCTTCGTTGGTTATTGAGGGCGAGAAAGCGGTGCATAAAGCACTTGAATGGGCTTTACCCTCTCTTGGAGAAAGCAAACAAGACGGACTTTTAATGAAAAAAGCGATAGAGGGCGATATGAATGCTGGCCGGATTCTTTTGTATAATGACGCCAATCCTAACCGCCAAGTCGAGTTAATGAAAGAATGGGGCTGGTCTGTCGACAATTTTGCACAAGTATTACAAGGCGTGATGAAGAATGGCTAAGGAAGATGCAAAGAGGATGGAACGCTTGTTCTCCGCAATAGGCGTAGACATGGAAAGACATCAGACTCCCGTTCCGGCTATGCCTCTTTTTTCGAGTGGTATACAAGAACCGGCTCTCCTGCAAGGGATTACAATACCAGCATTGTATGCAGCAGCGTATGAATGTGTTGTATTGAGGTCAATACTAAATCACTTGAGCGTAGAAGCATTCCGTAAAGGATGGGGTTGGAAGGCTAACTTTGTAGTTAAATGCAGGGAATGTGATGAAGAATATCAGCAAGAGGTAGCAACTTGTATGAAATGTGGTGGCGAAGTAAGAAAAGCCGATAAACAACAAATAGAATATGCAAATACAGTGTTCAATAATAATAACAGGATGACTCAAAACTTTATTGAAGTCCTTAGAGAAATAGAGATGGACTTAAACATTGTAGATGATGCGTATATTATTTTGACAAAAGAATACTTTATTGACCCGTCTTCAAAGTCTGCCAAGTTTTACAGAATAAAAGAAGTCACAAGAGCAGACCCTATTTTTATGCGTATTGTAGCAGATAAGCGTGGTATAAGAGGGGGCAAGCAATATACCAGTATTGTTGACCGTTCATTTAGAACATCCAAATCTACAGATAAGTGCCCTAAGACTGGCATGGATGTAGTGCCAATACATTACATGAATCTTGCTGGCGTCGGCAATGGGCAGGTATATACTGACGATGAGGTCATACATATCAGTAAGTGGTCTCCGTCTAAACTTTACGGTAGAAGTCCTGTTGCAACAATGTGGAGGCAGGTCAATACACTCATTGCTATGGATAATTATGTTTATTCTGCATACCAAAAGAGGAGAATGCCAAGAGGAGTAATGGTGATCAAATCTTCTAACTTAGAAACGGTAGAAAGGACTGCAAGAAATATACAGGAACATCTTGAAAGAGACCCAAATTACATACCGACTGTTGGTGTTGAAACTGAGTCGGGTAGAGGCGGTCTTGAGTATGTTCGTATGATGGACACATTGGAAGAATTACAATATATCCCAATAAAAGATGATATTCGTCAAAGGATTGCTGCTTTCTTTGGTGTGTCAAATGTATTTATGAACGATGTAACCGGAGGCGGATTAAACAACGAAGGTATGCAGATTGTTGTAAGTAATCGTTCTGTAGCCTATGCTCAGTCTATTTACAATAATGTGCTATTCCCCGCACTGGCCGAGGCCTTTTCAATAACAGAATGGCATCTCAAACTAAGTCCTCATGAAGAGGAAGATGAAATCATGAACATGCGTAGAGACGAAATGGCTATTAGAAACATGATTCAAATGAAACAGGCTGGATTTGAAGCGACCTTGCGAGACGGTATTGATGACACAATCTTGCACTTCGATTACAAACAACCCGACCCTGCTGAATTGGCAGCGGCTCAACAGGCTGCTGCGGAGGCTGCTCAAGCACAACAGGCTCAACAAGGAGGGGCTCAACAAGGAGGGGCTCAACCTGTTCAAAAAGGCGTCATATTAGAAAAAAGGTCACAGTTGGACCCAAATAGAGGTGGTAGTTTGCCTGTTCCTTCATCCGTCGCAGTGAATGATGGTAAAACAGACATCCCTGTCTTACGCACTGTTGGCGAGGGTCAGCACGGTTCAAGAAACAGTGAAGGGAAGAGTCCAGTTAGAGTAAAAAGGCATGAGGGGGCACCTGCTGGAGCCGAATCAAAAACAGATAAGCGTCAGGACAAAAGTGTTCAAGAGTCCATGACTGATAAAAGACTTAGTGAAATGAGTAAAAGAAAAGGCCTTGGTGGGCAATCTTGAATAAGTAGATTAACATGGGCATAGGTGAGCGCAGATGACAGAATCATTCGGAAATTTTGAAATAATTGAAAAAATGCAGCCGATGGCAAGAAGGGCCATTTCTCAGATAGAGGCTATGGAGCAAGCAATCTTACAGAACAATCGAGCAGACATTGAAAAATATATTGTAGAGGCCGAGAATGCAATTTCTCATTTGAAGTCTGATTTAGAATTGCATGACAGACTGCAAAAAGCATTAGGCGCACAAAGAGCAGATGAGACTACCATTAGAAAAGGTAATATCCAAGAATTTCATCACACCGATTCAGATTATGCAGGAACCGAACAAGGCGTAGTATTGGGCGTTTCTCGCAAAGGCCGCACTACTGAAGTATTCAGGCCGCACCGTGTATTCTAAGGAGTGAACAATATGTGGCACGATGATGGCTCAGCAAATCTACCATTAATTGGTAATAGATTTAGGGCTGAGGGCCAACATTTCAATGGCATGATTACTAAACAGACAATGGAAATGATGCCTCAACAAGGCAGTCCAAAGTCTGCATTAGGTGACGCAATTGATGAATTAGATGCAATGGTGCAAGCATTAGGGAGTCGAGCAGATTCTGTAAACAGTTTGTTGTCTCAAGCAAGAGCAACTAACATAGACCCTGATGTTACAATGGCAATGATGCAAGATGTGGAAAAATTTAGAGGAGCACTCCTGAGTTTAACTCCTTTATTGAACGGCATTCGATCAATGCACATGAATTTGGTTCAACACGGACCCGCAACTCCAATGATGCCTGACCCTATGATGGCAGCGGCACAACAACAGGCCCCTATGAATATGCCTCCGGCAGACCAAATGGCGCAGCAGGGGGGCATGTGAGATGGCCGATGAGAAACAAGCAGAAATCGATTTGATGAAGTCTATGGTTGACAAAATCAGTGCGTTAGAGCATCGAATTTCCAGTCTTGAACAGAATAATAACATACTTACTAAATCTTTACAGGACCCTGAGGTAATGATGAAAAAGGCAGGTTGGATGAAATTTACTACACCTGTTGCAGATGAAGCATTTGACCCGCTTCAAAGAGACATTGGGGAACAGAATTTTGACTCTCCTTTCAAGGGAAGTGGCGATGTATTTCAGAAGTCTCGCTTTGATGAGTTAGAAGAGTGGAAAGCGGCAGAAAGGTCGGTGACAAAGCAATGACAATGGAATGGCATGACCCCGTAAAGGAAGCAAGTAACTTATTGAAACAATATGTAGATGATTTGGTAAAATACCAAACAGACGGTAACAAAGATAACGGTGTTCCTATGTTTATGGACCACGCTGGTGGCGTTCCTGTTCAAGCAGCGGCTGGATATTATACCAATCAAACTCTACCTCACTATGAATCAAATGCTCCTGCAAAGACTACTA